TCAGCCATTGCCGCTTTGATTTTGGCTTTACCCTCTTTAGTAAACACATCGCCGAGTTTACAGTCTGGTAAAAACGGTATTGGTAAGTTTAGTGGGTTTGGTATTGCGAAACTGATAATTTCTACAATTTTGAATAAGATTTCAAGAAGAAGTTTTTGCAAATACACATCAATGTCTTTGAGAAACTCTCTAACCTTATACTCCATTTCATCCACACCGCATCTTATTTTTGTGAAAACATCGGTCATTAAGATGCCAGTGATTTCGTTAATCACTTTTTCGATTTCAGCAATAGAGTTTTCTAATTCTTTTGTGCAATCATTATCATTCAACATTGCAGCCTGAACTCTCAATTGTGATGGAACACTACCGAGAGTTTTGAAATAGTTTTGCAATGTTTTTGTCATGTCTCCATTTTTGCACTCTATTTGCGGAGGCTCTGGGAGATATAAAACAAACTTGGACATTTTATGGATTGATTCCGACTATTGGAGCCTGAATGCTTATTGCTGTTGATGAAGTGATGCTGACTTTGTCTTTAGAGACAATATTTACTTTTCCATTTATAACTTGAACTTGTAAGTCACCACTATTTACAAACATAAATTTGTCTTGTTCAGTGTATTCAGTGTTGTTTACATTTGAGATAATATTGATATCACCATTTTCATCCATCATAATATATGAACCAGACTTGTGAGTTATGTTTAATCTTTCATATCCTGGCGTGTCATCAACTTCAATTGTATGACCACTTACAGTTTCGTAAACTTTATTAAATGGGTACTGGCTCGCGCTACCATTTTCACCCCTTGCGGCTGCGTTGACATCGTGATTTGCTGGATTGCCATTAGGTTTTGGAATATGAAACGTTCCCATAACAACAGGAATGTTTTTCTCTTTACCATCCATGTAAAATCCAACCACGTGTGAACCAACTTCAATTCCTGTTGGCGACCAACCTTTACCTCTATATGAAGATGAGGTTGGTGGCATCATAATGATAGCCCATGGGAGTTTGTCATCAGATATTTTATCAAAATGTTCATTGATGACCTTGATTTGAACCCTACCTGCTTTGTCTGGATCGTCGCTGTTGTTAACAACTTCGCCAACGAACCAAACAAATGTTCCCTCGCCGATAGTACTGAAACTCATAATTTACTCCTTCAAAAATCCTGTTTTGAGCACTTCACATGCTTGAGTGTACATGGCTTGTCCAGTTGGTCTAATGATATGTCTAATTTTTGTAATCAGATAATTACCTGATAACATTTTGTTTGTAGATTTTTCAGTCATACCGTCTGCATTTGGGAATTCGATATTGATAACTGAACCAGCAGTGAGTGCTGAGTCGCCCCAAATTTCTATGTTTAAAATGTTACTCATTAAACGAGAAAGATATGGGGTAATAAAATTTTCTTTCTTGACTCTTTCTAAATCTTTTTCATTTTTAATAGCAATGATTGTATTTGTTGCGTTTTTATCATCACCTTGATATTTTGCGGCAATGTCTTTTCTAACAGTGAAAGACTCTTGATCTATGTTAAATTGACCATCATCTTTAGTCTTTTCGAACTTGTAGGGTTCAGTTGTTCCTGTTTCTAAATTAAACGCCCAAACAACATTTTGCACGCCACCAATTGCGATTGTCTCCAAAAGGTTTTGATTTGAAATTTGTTTAGCAGCGAGTATGTTTCTCCAATCAGTGCTTTCGACACCAACTTTGCTTACAGTTTCAAATGTAAAATTTCTATCCCCACTAACAACTGTAGGGTCTTTTTTACCTTCGGCGATTAAGTTTTCGATTGTGGAAAATGTATACCCGAAACGATTTTCAAAAAAGCAGTAAGATGAAGACTTGTTATTTCTTGATACAGACCTGCGTCTTATTTTATCAATAGCCTGAAATGGTTTTAATTTGGTGACATTTACAGTATCCATGCCAAGTGTTTTTTCAAATACAAATTTTTTCTTTGTCTTCAACCCATTTTGTAATATGACTGAGATCATATCTTCTGGTTGTTTTTCTTTAAAAATTTCAGTAATGGTTTGCGCTGCACCCTCAAACAACTCTGGGCTGGACATGCGAACTGTATATGTTTTGTATGAACTACTTGACCCAACTTTTACATCAGTCACGGAGTCGATTTTGAATTTGAATAAAGAGTTTTCAACACCTTCATAAGTGCAATATTCTATATCTACATCACTACCAGCCAAATCAACTCTTTCTAGTAAACCAGCCCCATCATAAACGAACATATCAGCATGAATGCAAGGCGCAATCACACTTTCGTAAATGTCAATTCTGGTTACAAAACCAACCAAGTCCACTTCGCCATTTTTGTGTATCAGCTTGAATCGCTTGATATCAATATTACCAGGATTTAAAATATTCATTATGACCTCAAGAGTTCACTTAATTGCTCTTCCGCTTTTCCTTTTTGGCTGTTTCTGAGTAATATGATATCTCTTTTCTTTTGGTTTTCTTCAATTTCGTAATCATACGCGCTGACTGGTGTCCAATAAGAAACTTCATCATTTGGGATATTCAAGACTGTTTGAGCAACACTGCTTACTGTATATTCGTATTGAGTGTTTTTGTATTTACTTACCAAAATGTTATTTGTAGTTGTTACAAATTCTCCATCAAGGTTTTTAAAAGTCATTGTAGAAGTTTCGGCATTAAATGCCGCCAACTGCGCTTTTGCTACTGGAGTCGCATTGCCATCTTCATATTGTAAGTAAACATCATCAACCGCAGCAAAATCTACTGTATCAACTACAAGTGTGACCAACTTGTTTGTTGAGACTGTCCAATCAATCTTTTTACGAGAGTAACCAGTGACGTTTCCGAAATAATCTATTTCAGATGTGTAGTATTTTCTTTTTGCTACTGATAGTTGATAATATTCTTTTTCACTTATTGAAGGTTGACTGACCCAGTTGTTTCTGTAAAACAAAATGTAATCTCTAGCATAACTCAAAGAGGTATACTTCTCGATAATCTTTTTATTTAAAATTTCGTCTGATAATACAACATCATAATATGGGTCGACAATTTCATTACTAAAATAATACAGCCAATCATAATATGGATTGTTGTAGTATTTTTCCGCAACCGTGTCAGCCCTCAGTATAGAAGACTCCAAACGGTGGGGAACAAAATTTACTGGATTGTTTTTTGTTTCTTCAGACAAACGAGCACGAGCCAAAATGTTTTTGACTGGACTGCCATTGTAAACGATAGTTGGAAATTTGTCGAAATATTTTGCCATTTTATGTTACTGGTTTGTTTGTTACTTTAGCACTGTTGCCATTGTTGTTGTACATAAAGTTGACCCCACCTTTATAATTGGTGTCCTCTTCAAGACCTAGAGTCAAGAGAAACGTCGATGCCGTGGTTATATTTCTAACGTCATGATCGCCAAAATCATTTGGCGGTTCACTTATATACCTACCATCACTTGTTACATATACAACTCTTGAACCGTCTCTATTGGTGTATTTTTTCGTAGTGCTTACAACTGTTCCGTTTTGCCCCCTTGTATCGCTTGGGGCGACAGGCGTTGTATTGGCTCCTGTTCCACTGGTTGAAGAGTTTTCTACTTCAGCTGTTGCATTAGTCATAGCCACAAGGTCTTTAACTTCTTGTACAGCATTTTCGATTACGCCCACGGCTGAGGTGTTTGATTTTCTTCCATAATCGTCGGAGGTAAAGTATTCAATTTCTAATAAAGATACACTCAATAAAATAAACGCTGGCGCAGGATTTGAAGGACTTTCGCTCACAAAAAATGTTGGAGAATCTGGAGCGTAATTTACTGAAATGTTTTCGATCATACAATGTTTGTAAGTGAACATGTTGTTGATTTCTGGAGAAACTGTTGGTTCTCCTTCGTAAACCCCATACTCACTTAGCCTTGACATTTGACCTTCAGCAGTTTCGTTAGCAGAACTTGCCCAAGGCATCAATTTAACCTTAATCATTTCTGGCATTTCTAATAGATTTACACTATCACTAATGAATGCGGGCAGTGCCGCTTGTTTTAATCTCAATAATAATTTACGCAATGTATCACTTTCTTCTGAATTATTTGGAGTAAGCAACCAATCAAAACGGTGTCGGCGTAATGTTGGAGATTTAAACAATGCAGAAATGTGAGGGTTTGGTATTGCGCCAGCCATTTGCTGAGCCACTGCGAAAATTTGATTCGCCAAGCCTCCACCTGCAAATTCTTTTGCGGTATATGCTGCTGCGATTGCTGCAGCAGTTTTCACAGCATCGGCTGCAGGCTTACCCTGAAGGTCTTGAACAGTTGCTGGAGACGTAACGGCTCCAACAAGACCAAGTTCTAAACTAGAATCATATGATATTTCATGTCTATCTTCTAAAGTTCTAGGTAAAGGTAGGATGATTACGTCTCTTACCTCCATTTCTGCTTTAGATTGAGGTGTTGGTCTTTTATATTTTTTGATTTCCAAACGCATATGGTAATCATTTAACGTTGATGGAAATCTCAAAACGTTGTCACCGCCACCTTGTGTTTCTGTTTCTAACGTTCCTGGATCATCTGCATCAGCATCAATTAGACCACGATTTTGCTGAATTTCCTCTTTGGTTGCTCTGTTAATGTCTTTACCGAGAGCGCCGAAAAACTCTGCTGCTAGATCAGCGACGATTGCATCGCCGAGTTGGCTAACAATATTTTTACCAGAACCTTGACCGAGACCAACCTTGGCCAAAGCATCAGAAAGGGCACCAGTCAATTTTTCTTCGGCTTTTGCTTGAAGTTTATCTGCCAAACTGTTGGCAAACTTTTTGATTGGATTTTTTTCTTTTTTGAAAAGATCTGATACGTTTAAGTCTGCCATTGATTCACGCCGAGGTAGATGTTACGGATTATTTATAAATACCTCCCATGGCTTATCAAGGTAGGTTCAAGCCCAAAAATCCACAAAAATATCTGGGCGACTCATCGAACATAATTTATAGGAGCAGATGGGAGTTGACTTTTATGTCATATCTTGACTCCCAGCAGAACGTCATTCAGTGGGCATCTGAAGAGTTTTGCATTCCGTACAGATCACCAATGGACAACCGTGTACATCGCTATTTCCCAGACTTTTTGGTGAAGAAAAAGACACCCGAGAATCAAATAGAGACGCTCGTAGTTGAAATCAAACCAATGAGCCAATCCAAACCCCCAAAGCCGCAAACAGGCAAGCCGACACGTGCCTACCTCCGCGAGGTGTACAACTGGGGTATTAATTCAGCCAAGTGGGAAGCGGCGAATAAATATTGTGAGGAAAGAGGGTGGAAATTTCTGGTCATTGGGGAAAAAGAACTTGGCATCAATTTTTGACAGGATCGTAATTCAGGGTGTTCGTGAGGGTAAAATCCCAGCACGCACTCAAGATGCACGCAATTGGTTCCGTGACACGGCTCAGAAAATCAGAGCAGTGAATGAGCGCAGCCTGATGAAAAACGAAAAAGATCGTTTGGTCAGTCAGCCAATCGTCGGTAGCATGTACATGTTCTATTATGACCCAAAGTATGCTGCTGAACTGCCATACTATGACAGATTTCCTCTCATTTTCCCATACAAAAAGGTTGAGGGTGGCTTTTATGGGCTCAACCTTCACTATTTACCACTGCAATACCGAGCAAAATTGATGGATGGTTTGTACAGTTTCGCAAACAACACTCGCTATGATGAGTCAACAAAACTCAAAATGAGTTATCAACTGCTATCAAATGCAGCCAAACTTCGTTTTTTCGAACCTTGTTTGAAGAGATATTTGATTGACCATGTGGGATCTAAATTCATGTATGTTTACCCATCAGAGTGGGATATTGCATTGTTTTTACCAACAGAAAGATTTGCCAAAAAGACCAAGTCACAAGTCTGGGCAGACTCTAAACGCATGCTGGGAGGCATATAATGGCTGAGTCTTTAGAAGAAGCAATTGCAGTTGCCAACCAACAGGCTGGGTTAGATCAAAAAAATAAAAACACGCTTGGTGGTCCAACCAGTTATGCAGCCACAGAGACATTAAGAAATCGTCCTGCTGCAGAGCAATTAAATGCTGAACAGCAATTGGAAACCGTTACTGTTGTTTCTCGTGCAAAACCATTTAACATTAATGAATTTAGATCAGAACTCAACACAAATGGAGTTTTGCGTAGCCACAGTTTTACAATGGTTATGCAACCGCCAAAAATGTTTTCTGATAATGAACAATTTTTAACTGTTTTTGGTGATGAAACGTTTAGTGGTCCAATCCAAAATCCAGATTTAAGAAATCTAATAATGCGTTGTGAATCTGTCGTTGTTCCTGGTGTAAACTTTTTTACATCTGACAATATTAGACGCTATGGTTATGGTCCAATTGAACGTCGCCCATATTTGCCACAGTTTAACCCGATCACCGCAACATTTGTTGTTGATAGGGCTGCTGAAGTAATTCGCTTTTTTCACCTGTGGAATAATGGTATCATGAACCATGACGTTTTTGTGGGGGGATTCAATGGCTCTCCAGACGCTGTTTCAAAACCATACTTTTTGCGATATAAAGACGATTATATTAGCCCACAGTTGACGATTTTCGTATATGATGAAAAATTTCAACAGTCATTTGTTGTTAAATTGAGAGACGCTTACCCATTGACGACAACAGATATTTCAATGTCGTGGGGTGCAACAGATGATGTTATTAGATACAGCGTAACATTTATGTACACTGATATGGCAATTGATTTCAAGTCGATAGGAACTGGTGGTGGTAAAATACTCGCATCTGCTGACAGTGGTCCAGATTTCAAAGCGGGCAAAGGTATTGTTGATAAGATTAAAAACCTTGTCAATGGAAAAATTTATTCAGCCCAAGAAAAGATTACAAATAAGATTTTAAATTCATTTTAATGAAATGAGGAGTTGATCATGGCTTTACCGAAAATACAATCACCTACATTTGAAGTGATTATACCATCCATTAACAAAACTGTTTTGTTTAGACCATTTTTAGTCAAAGAAGAAAAAATTCTTTTAATGGCGCAACAAAGCAATGATGATAAAGATATTATCAAGGCTATCAAACAAGTTGTCAACAACTGTTGTTTAGATGATAAATTAGACATCGACAAACTGGCAACATTTGATCTTGAGTATTTGTTTCTGAAACTTCGAGCAAGATCAGTGAACAACGTTGTCGAAATTTTATACAAAGATGCAGAAGATGAAAAGGAATACAAATTTTCTATAAATTTGGATGATGTTGAAGTTACGATGCCGAAAAAATCTGAAAAAAATATTAAGATCAATAAGAAGTCTGGCATCGTTATGAAATACCCGAACTTGAGCATCGTGGACCAAATTAAAGATTTTAAAGATGAAATGGAGTTTTTAAACTTCTTCATCATTAAATGTATCGATGAAATTTACGATGAAAATGATGTTTACCCTGCATCAGAACAAACAGATGAAGAGTTGCAAGAGTTCATTGACAATTTGGATGTGAAAACCTTTGACAAAATCAGAGAGTTTATGGAGAATATGCCAAAACTTGAACATGTCATAACTTATACTAACTCTTTAGGAAAAGAGAAAAAGATGACGTTGAGTACACTAAATGATTTTTTTACATTGGGCTGAGTCATACCAGTTTAGCAAATTATTATAACATAATTTTCTCATTGGCTCAGCATCATAAATACTCGATAAGTGATATTGAAAATTTGATACCGTTTGAAAGAGACTTATATGTACAGATGTTAATAGACTTTTTGGAAAAAGAAAAAGAAAAAAGAGAGCAAAAATAAATGAGCGACCCTGTATCAGAAATGGAAATTAGAAGAAGGTTGTTGGCTGCAATGTCGCCAAGACCGCGCTCGCGCGCGCCCAGTGTTAGCCCAGCCTCCCAAATCGGACCATTGTTCACAAAAGAGAATAGAATGGTTAGGGCTCCTGTTTCTGCTGCTGCGGCAATTCCAACTTCTACTGCAGTTAAAGCGACACCTCAAATAACAAGACAGTTATCATTGCCTATGTTCACCAATAGGACTGTTGCTGCGGCAGAATCTGCAGCTATTAAAACTGCCGCTGCTACAGCAATGACACCAGCAGTAGGACCTGCAGTTGGAGCACTTGGTGGTGTTGCTAGGGCTGGTGTGGGAGCAATGAGTTTGGCTAGGTTAGGGAGCCCAATTGGTTGGGGTATTACACTTTTCCCATTTTTAAAGAATGCTCTGAAAAAAGGTTGGGATTTGTTTAAACGTGGTGGTAAAGGTTTGGGGAAAAGAATTCCTGGCGCTGCTGCTCTCCTCGGACTTAGTGGGCTGTTTGGTGGTAAAGGTGGTGAAGAAGGTGGAGAATTTTTACAACCAGAACAAAATGGCGATGCTCTTTCGGGTAAAGGTGGTGGAGGTTCGGAAGCACTAGGTGCCGCATTACCAACTTTGAGAAATGCAAATGTACCATCGTTACCAAGTTTTAAAAAGGGTAAAGAAGGAGAAACTACAGCCAAACTTCTTTCAATTGCAATAAAATATCTTGCTGGAATTGATGCCACTTTAAAAAATCAACTTGATGTACAAAGAGCATCATTTACACAAACAAATCAAGCAACAAGAGAAAAAAGTTTAGAGGGTGGTGATGGAGAAGGTAAACCTACATCATCAATAGTTTCAATGATGAAAAGAACTGGTGGTGGTATTTTGTCTTTCTTTTCCAGTATGTTGATGAAAACATTACTTTTAACTGCACCATTGATTATCAAAAAGATTTCTGACATGGTTGATGGATTTGATTATGGTTTTGGTGATGATGAAGAAACCGAACCAAGAGCAACACCTCAAACAGGCGTTTTGTCTGTCAGAAACAATAATCCTGGTAATTTGAGATTTGCGAATCAAAGAGGGGCAATAGGAAAAGACAAAAACGGTTTTGCTATATTCCCAACTCGAGAAGCTGGAATGGAGGCAATGAGGCGTCAAGTCGCAAAGGACACTCAAGAAAGAGGTTTGACATTAGAAAATTTCATTAAAAAATATGCCCCGCCAAGCGAAAATCCAACTTCTGAATATGTGAAAAACGTTTCAGAAAAAACTGGAATTGCTCCAAATGCAAAAGTTCCTTCTGATAAAATACCTGATGTTATGAGGGCGATGGTCTTTCAAGAGGGCGGGCAACAAGCACTTCAATATTTTTATAACAATCAAGCCCCTACTTCTGGGCAAATGGTTGCTCAACAAACTTCAGGGTCAGCAGCAAAAATTTCAGAAGCAGCAGTTGATAGAGCCGCCAGAGAAAGCGGAGTAGCAACAACGCCAACAACACCTGCACCAGTTGTAGTCGCTCAAAACGCACCACCGCCAAGTTCAACGACGGTGACTTCTGGTGGTCCTGGCGACCCAAGCAGTGTAAGTTCTGATAGAACGTTGATGACTTGGATTCAATACTTTTCACCATTGCAAGCATAAAAAAAGAGGGGTGGCTTTCACCACCCCTCCCAACCCAATCAATCTTCAGCCGCGAATTAATCCTCGCTAGCAAGTTTCTTGAAGAACTCAAGATCCTCGTCATCATCACTGCTTGTGGCAGTGACTGGAGCCTCCTTCGCCTTGAATGTAGGTGCTTCAGTAGCATCCTCCGTAGCGAGTTCGGCGCGAGTGTTAGGACGTGGTGATGAGCCATCAAGACCCAAAACCATATCCAAACGTGCCTTGAGTTCCGCATAGGACTTGAAGTGCTTCGGGTCAACGAGTTCCTTGAGGGAATACTCCTTGTTCCAAACTTCCTCAAGTTTATCGTCCTCATCGAATAGTGGTGCGGGGGAATCGAATTCGGACTTATCGTAGTTGCGGTATCCCTCAACATTACGAATTTTCAACTTGAAGTTAGCACCCTTCCAAAGATCGAAAGGATTAACTGGCTTTTCATCCTCAAACTGAGGATACATCATATCGTTAATCTTATCGAAAATCTTTTTACCATATCTAAAGAGAAATACTTTACCCTCATTGGCAGGGTTGGATGAGTCCTTCAGCACCATAATATTTGAAACATAAGTTAGGCGACGCTTTTGCTTACGTGCGAGTTCCTTATCGGACTCAATACCGCTGTTCCAAAGTTTGCTGTTGTACTCACCAACAGGGTCTTCCTTGTTCAAAGTCGTGAGTGACTTCTCGATATACCAAAGACCGCTTGGTCCTTGGAAACCGTGATCCCAAATGCGGACAAAAGGAATGTCCTCATTGCCTGGGGCTGGAAGAAAACGGATGAGGGCAAAACCATTACCTGCCTTATCAACCGTTGGCTTCCAATACTTTTCTTCTTCTTTAGAATTATCGAATGTGTTTTTGTTTAGTTTCTCCAACTCTTTGGTGAGTTTATCGAAACTGCTTGCGCTTGAACGCTTTAGGTCAGCAAATGACATATGTATCTCCTTGTATATCGTTGTATTACTTTGTATATCGTAGTATATGCCTTGTGGGCATGGTTATTTATATTACTTCGTCATGATCTCGTCGCCAACAACCAGAACGTCAAGATCACTTGTATCAAATAGTTTCTTTGCGTCATCCACGTATCCAGCAATAGGTGCGCCATTCACATTGAGTGAAGTGTTTAGCACCATTGGAATACCAGTTTTGCGTCGGAAACTTTCGATCAAGTCTCGGTAAATTGCATATTGTGGCTGCTCATTCACTGTTTGAATTCGGCAAGTACCATCAACGTGCAAAATAGGTTTGAATTGAGTCTTATCAAGAGCATCAATTACATAAAGCATATATGGACTTTCATAGTCGCAGTCAAAATATTGGCTGGTGTATTCATTCAAAATAGATGCACCAAATGGACGGTATGGTTCACGCTTTTTAACACGCTCATTCAAAATGTCCTTACCGTTTTCAACATTTGGGTTCATCAAAATAGAACGATTGCCCAACGCTCTTGGTCCAATTTCACCATTGCCTTGGTACCACGCTACTATTTTACCCTGAGCAAGAAATTCCGCGGTCTTTTCTATAGTGGATGCTGATGGCGTGCTATCAGGTGCTTGATCACTTTGCCAATATGGGAAGTTGCTATTGTCAAACTTCGGCTGGCAGAAAAGTTTACGCAGGAACTCAACACAACCCAAACTCAAACCGTCATCTGGACAGTGAGGTGGGATATGCATATTTTTGAAACGTTTACGTAGCGAGGTGTTCACCACGGTGTTTTGAGCAGTACCGCCCGAGTATGTAATCACATCATCTGGATTTGCATACAGTGAGAAGTAGTCAGGCATCTTGCGCTCACCAAACACATGCATCCAGTGTGATAGATTAATCAACTGCTGTCTTTCGTCGGGAACTGGAACCAACATTTGGTTGGCTTGCATTGCAATTTGAATGAACTGATTGAGGTGGCGGTAACGCAGTGGCTCAACAAACTTCATCAAATGGTTGGTCAAATCATCGGGGACATTGTGGAATGACTTGAGTGCCATCAGTTTGCCAGCAATATCAAGAACAATTCCTTCAATGCCGATCTTTTGTCCAACCTGTTCCATGGTGACTGACAGCCCCATGTTTTCGCTACGGTCTACATACTCAACGAGTTGGTCATTCTTAAAAATACCAGAAATGCGACCGTGATCACCCAAACCGTCAAGAACAAAATGGGTTGATACAGTATCAAGATCAACAAGTGGCCAACAACTCAAAGTGTGTGAGTAGTGGTGGTCAATGCGATAAACTGGGCACTTGAACTGCGACCAAAGTTCATTTTTGCTCTTGTCGATTTCAAAGTAGTTTTCATTGATTTGAACTTCACGATCCAACTTATGAAGTCCTGGATCATTTGAAATACAGATGCCATCAAGTTCCTGTAGGTCAATACCAAAAATGTCTTTGGCATGCTGAAGTAACTCTGGAACATCATCCTTCTTTTCTACATCGCCACCCTTGATGGATGCGGTGTTGTAGTGCTTCTTTTGGACATTGCGTTCAATTTTGGCATAGCGAACCTTGATGCCGTCTGAATATGCAATGTTACAATCATGACCGTTACGAATACCTAAAAATTTCATTCAAGTCTCCTCAATTCAACTGAACGTTTCTTTCAATGCCTTCTTACATTTGAAAACGTTATACTGTACGAATGGTTTATACTTCAGACACTTATTATATATGCCTGGCCAAATAATGGTGTCTTCAATTTTCTTGTTCCAATATGGAAAAAAGTTGAAGATGTCATTCAGTATGATCAGGGTTTCAATGCTTATTTCTTTACGCAAAAACATTCTGAGTAAGTGTGGATGCTGTCCATCTTTAATTATAATGTTTTCATCAAATTTAGTCAATAACTTTTTTGTCTCATTAGAAAAAATATATGTCAATGACTCCTGCTTCTTGAGCCAATTGTTATAAATTTCCTCAGCATCATCACTGAATAAGTCGCCAACCCACTTCAAATCACGTTCGACAAAGTTGGATACCAAAAATTTTTCAGCGTCTTTATGCTTGCTCAGTCTATAAAACTGATACTTGTCTTTGCGTCGCTCAAATGAGTCACTGGTTGCTTTGACCTTTCCCTGGTACTTGAAGTAATCGTACCCACCGTCAAAGTGATATTTGAGAGCAAGAAATTTTTTATATGCTTCAAATGGACTCATACTCAATGAAATCATACAGGCAATTTAGCACGCTTTGGGAGGTAGTTCAAATTCTCATAGTCAGACTGAAGTTTTGACTTCATTTTTGGATTGCTTTTGACAATTGAGGCGGCAGTTTCAATCTCAATATTGTTTTTCTCGCAAAAGTGTACAACAGCATCCACATATGTAATACCGAGGTCATTTACGATTTTATCAATCTCACGAATGAAATTTTCCGATGTCAGTGCTGTTTGCACTACCACTTCTTCAGTTTGCATATTACCCCTTGTAAAATAAATGATTGCCTATTTGTCTGACAAATTGTTTGGTCTTTGACCAACTAGGCTCAACATAGTCTGCATGAAAGAATGTCGCATTACCAATTATACCGTAGTCACGTTTTAAAATCAATATGTTCTCAGCAATTTTCACGGATTCTTTCCATGATTGGTTACGTCGGACAATTTTGCCATCCTCGCAAACCCAAGAAAATTGACAAACACCCTTGACCTTTTGGTGAACAACACCACAAACTGTTCTTGGGTATTGTTTACTTTTGACACGGTTCATAGTCACTTCAGCGACTGCGACTTTACCAGCATGTGGTTCGCCACCAGCCTCAAAGTAAATATTTCTCGCCAAGCACTCAACTTCTTTCAGCACTGTCTTTTTCTTTTCATAAGACAGGTTGAGAAATTCGACTTTATGATTCAACACTTCAAGTTCCGAAACAAGAAGTTCATTTGTTTCTTTTTGTGCTTCAAGTTTTTCTTGCATCCTGTCAACTATGTTATAGGGTACAAACAGGGTGAAGAAAACTAGAGCAAAGAGTCCACCAAATCTCAAAAACAAATTATGATTTCTATCAAAATAGTTTTCAATACGATGTAATGTGTTTACTGCATTCATGTGTATTTTGCCTCCATTATTGCAGTTGAAAGAAAAGGGTGGACAGTTTTTACACTGCCACCCCTGACTATTCTGTTACCAAGTAGTCAACTCTGGTATTCTTATACTGCTATTAAGCAGCAAGAGCCATGTCGTAATTGCTATCGTTTGCAGTTACTATTTTGCGCTGATTAAGTCAGTCGCCTCACTGGTAGCCGTCTGGTTATTACTTGCTCCGTCGAAACTGTGCACCCCCATAGTGGTGGAGGTGGTGGGAATCGCACCCACGTCCGAAACACTTTTAGCAGTCAGTTTACTACCATTAGTTTGATATTTATTTCAATTAAAAAGGCGCATCCTCTTCACCTTTGAGCCAATTGAGAATTGTCTTTGGTGAAGTTTCGCCATATGGATCAGTTGGGCAGTTGTCCTTTTTGCCAGGCTCAATGAACCACTTTTCAATCTTACCGTTGTCAGCAACCACGGCATAACGCCATGAGCGGTATCCAAAACCAAGGTTGTCCTTATCAACTAGCATTCGCATTTTGCTGGTGAAGTTACCACTGCCATCAGGAATGACCTTGACATTTTGAATGTTCTGAGCCTTTGCCCAAGCATTCATAACGAAAGCATCATTGACTGATACGCAATAAATCTCATCAACACCCTGCGCATTGAACTCTTCATACATTTCCTCAAACCCAGGCAACTGATAGGTTGAGCAGGTTGGGGTGAATGC